TCACCGCCATTTCGGCTGGCGCGGCGGCGCATTGGCCTGGATCTCATGCAACGGCGCGTGAGACCCGAGCAGCTTCTTCAGCTTCTTCTCCTCCGCCGGCCCAATCCCAAACTTGCGGCAATGCTCTGCAACATCATGCTCCCGGGGCCCGGGAATGCGAACTTGGCGATTGTTCATGCTCTTCATGTCTGTTTCCTCCTATAAGAGGATAACAAACAAGGCGTGGGTTTGGTTCGTTAGTGAAGTCTAAAATTTAGGGATCTTATCTAGTCGTTGATGGCGCCAATATATCAGGCGCAGTTTGCCTGGAATTGCTGTCGATCGGCGCCCCCACGTCAACTGATCTTCAACCAATGCCTGAGCGCCGCCACCGCCCCGTCGCTGGCATAGGCGATGATGCCGCCGGTCGTCAGCCCGGCAAAGGCGATCACGCCTGAAATCCCGTAGCCGATCGATTTCATCCGTTTCCATTCCTCGAGCGCCGGGCCGACCGTCTCCTGGTTCTTCTCGACGGTTTCCTTGAGCGTCCTGAACTCGGCGCGGACCTGCGCATCGGCGCCGCCGCTGATCGCCACTTTGGTATCGAGATGGGCGATCTGCCTTGTCTGCTCGTCGAGCCGTTTGTGGATCACCGCGCTGAAATCATGGGCATTGGCCTTTTCGTCGCTCATCTCCTGGCGCAGCAGCGCGACGTTTTCCTCGATCCCGGTCAGCCTTCCTTCCACGCGCCCGAGAGCGCGCAGGATATCGTCGTTCGATGTCATATCGGCACCCGTTATGAATTGAATTTCAGTTTTTCGGATTGCGGAATGCCGCCGGCGATGCGGTCGATCATAACCGGGTACGGGTGCACGCCATCAGACGTCACGCTCGGCCGCACGACGGACCCGACCGGCAGCACCGCAGCACGTACCGGCGATATCGTCAGGACATTGCCGGCGATACTTGCGATTGTCGTGGTCGAAATCCGCGCCATGCCATCGGGTCCGGCATAGGTGTTGATCTCCTGCTCGGGGCGAAAGACGCTCGCATCCGCGACCTCGATCGTCGAATAGGTTGCAACACCGTCTGTCCCTGCCTGCGTGGTGACGGTCGTGCTGGCAAGCTCCAACATGCCCGGCCAGGCGCCGCCCTTCACAGCGGACGCCCACGCAGAATAGGTGTCGATCGCAGCGTCGCAGCATGCGGACGTCCGCGCCATGATATCGTCATGCAGACGCCATTTGCCCGATGCATCGGTTCCATCTGCCGGCCAGGTGTTGTTTGCCGAATAGCTCTGGAAAGATGCCTGCAGATACAGGTTGCTCGCCGTGATCGAGCCTGTTGCCGGCGAAGTTGCCGATCCCGCGAAGCTATATGTGAAGGTCGTCGAGCCTGTGACGGTGATGACGACATTTCCGTTGTACTCGGTTTGCGTCGCGCCCGCGATCGTAACCGTCTGACCCGACACCAGACCGTTAGTGCCGGAAGAAATCGTCGCAGTGACCACCGTTCCGACAGAGGTCAAGGTGACGGTGCGCGTCGTCACGGTGCGGCCGATCGGCGGGAACGCCACAATGTTGATGCCGGCATATTCCGTCCGGAGGCGCCCGACCAAGGCCCTGTAATTCGTATTGAACCAGGTGCTGTAGGACGTCGAGGTATCGTTCTGCCCCATCTGGTTGGCGATGACGGTGAAGGGCAGTTTGTTGGCGTTGAACGCCTTGATCTCGCGGACGATATCCCTTCGCCGGGTTGCGATGGACGATCCGGATCCGGTGTATTCGCGCACCGATCCGGCGCCCGGCATGCCGATCAGGCAATGCGGAATGCGTCCGGCGCCGCCGTCCTTGTCGAGCCAGCGCCGCAGCCAGCCGAGATTGCCGCGCGCGTCGGCGGCGGCGGAATATTCCTGGCGCGCCTCGCCGATGCTGTCGACGAAACCGAGGGCGACCGGCCTTCCGTCCCAATCGCCCTTGGCGACCATGAAATCGGGACCGTAATATTGCGGCTGCGCCTGCAGGCCATAGCTCACATCGAGGGCGGCGGTGCTGTCGGCGAGCGGCGTGTCCTTGAAAGCAAGCAGCGTGTCGAGATCGCTCGCACCCCAGACGCGTTCGCCGCGATGCTTCTGGATGCGATAGACCGGCCACACCTTTTCGCCGACGGCGGTGTGATAAAACAGCCAGATTTCGATTTCGCTTTCCGGCGCAACATCCGGCACCGTCAGCTCGTCCGTCCAGGCGCCGTTCGTCTGGTCGGCGACCGTCACCGTGTTCGAGCCGGCGAAGCTGCATTGGTAGAAGATGCCGGCGACGCGGATGAACATGGCATCGGCGATGACCGAATTGCCGGGCGCGCCGATCGTGCCGGTGACGACAGTTTCCTGCGGCGAGTTTCCGCCTTCCGTCGAGGCGAAGCCGGAAAGGTGGAAACGGAAGGTCCGCGTCTTATATTGCGGCGTGTTGACGACGATCTTGCTGCAGACATAATTCGTGCCGGCGGCGGCGGTGACAATGCCACCCGACGGCATGCGGTTGCGGGTGGCAAAGAACATGTAGCGGTCGGGATCTCCGGCACTGCCGCCCGTCCCGCTCAGCAGCGGATTGGCAAGGGCAAGCGAAATCGCATTCATCATCGGCGTGTTCCGTATCGGCTGGTGAGGTCGTCGTAGAATTCGACTGTGCGCCCCTGGCGGGCATTGGCGCGGTCGAGCGCCTGGCGCTCGCGGGCAAGGATTGCGATCAGCGGCTCGCCTTCGCGCACGGGCGCATGCGCTTCCTGCCTTCTCAGATCGTCGGGCAGCGGCGGCAGCACGAGGCCGGCCGCAGCCCTCCCCTCGGCGACTGCCGCCTGGTTCAGGCGCTCAGTGGCGGAGCAGCCACTGACGATCAGCAGCAGTGACAGCGCAAGCGCGGTTCTTTTCCGAAAGCTCGAGTTCATAGGATCGGATCTCATTTTCCAATGTGTCTCTGGCGGCCTGCTCGGCGGCCTTGGCCGCCTCCAGGCGCTTGCGATGCTCTTCGCCGGCGCGGGCCGCCGCATCGCGCTGGCGCTCCATCTCGTCGGCCCTGGCGTCGGCCGCAGCCTTCTCGGCCAGCACGACATAACCGGCGCGCGCCTGGCGCGCCGCGGAGGGATAGCCGATCGCAACGGCATAGAGGTGATAGAGAAGCAGCCCGGCGGCGATGCCGGCGCCCATCTTCAGCGTATCGAGGAGGCCGAACATCAGACGCCCTCCAGGCAGAAGGCACGTTCCTTCTGCCGGCGGCGCGTCAGGCCGGGAAAGGTGATGCCGGCGGCGCGGTTCCACTTCAGCAGCGCCTCGCAGCCTTCGGCCGTCCTGCCCTGATTGATAAGCCGGACCGCGCTCGAACCGCAGGCCGCCTTGACGCCGACATTGTAGGCAAACGAGGTCAGCGCCACGAAACGCGCATCCGGCAACGGCACGCGCACGCAGCTTTCGATGCCGCGCGCATAGGTCTGAAGCTCCAGCGCCAGCAGCGCCTTGCACTGCTCCACCGTCCTGCGATCCCCGGGCTTCACCCCATTGGTGCTGCCATAACAGATCGTCCAGGGCTGCCCCCCGGTCGCCGGATCCGGATAGGCATTCTGCCGCAGCCCCTCGAAGCTGCCGACGAGTGCCACGGCCATGGCAGCCGCAGCACTACCCTTCTGAAGGCGGTTTGCCATTCAGTTCTCCTGAGATTTGCTGTTGAAAGACGATACGGGCGACGATCGCCGCCGCGGCCAAGAGGCCGGTCATGACCGACATGCCGAGTTGGATGTAGACGTTGCGAGGCATCCAGGTGCCGGCGACGAAATTGATGACGGGCTCGAGGACGATGAAGCTGAGCGCAAGCGCCATCAGGCGGACGCTCCAGGCGCGCCGCAGCACCGCGCGCCAGTTATGGACGAGCATGGGGTGGGCTCCGGGTTGTCGTGGGGCGTGAGTGGACTGACTTCATAGCCAGCGCTTAATATTAGTACCGCGAGGTACACTAATAGTTGTCTATTGCTAAAGTTTTCGCTTAACGGTTACGTTAGCGAAATGAGATCATCACAACATTCAAATAGAATCGCAGGCTTGGATACTGTCAGAGCGGTTGCTGCTCTGTCTGTTGTGTTTGCGCATTTGCTTGGGCCGTCGATGCCTGGCATTTCGCGTTACATCTTCACAGGCCACCCCGCCGTTATCGCCTTCTTCGTGGTTTCAGGCTTCTGCATTCATTACCCATACCGGCGGCAGGAGCTCCGAACCGCCCCGTTCCTCGCCGGCCGGTTCCTTCGCATCGTACCACCGTCCGCGGTGGCGTTCATCATGGCGCAAGCACTGGGCATTAGGGCATACAATCCCATCGACGGCTTCATACTCTGGTCCGTCGTCTGCGAGGCGGTTTACTATTGCCTTTATCCGCTGTTCCTGCCGGCGGCTCGACGCATCGGGTGGCCGCTGATCATCGCCGCGTCGGTCATCGCATCGTATGGCATTGCGATCGGCGTAGGCCCAGATCATTACGGCAATGCCAAATCATATGGGCCGCTGCTAAATTGGATCGTCGGCCTTCCCGCCTGGCTGATCGGCTGCTATCTCGCTGAAAATTTCGACCGCCTGAAACTCGCCGGCAATGTGTGGCTCTGGCGCGCTGTCACAGCGGCGACTGCGTCCGTTCTATATTGGGCAACGATCAACACGCCCGCTGGCTTCTACCTGACCATGACGCCATTTTCCGCGCTGGCGGCCTGCTGGATCATGGCCGAGATCAGGAGTGCGGCAGACCGAGGCCCCGTAAAGACGCTTGAAGCCATAGGCGCCGCCTGCTTCTCGATTTATCTCGTCCACATCATCGCCGCGACCGCTGTTGAATGGTTAGTAACGCCGCCGATCGTCGTCTGCACCCTTTCGCTAGCGCTGGTTTATCCGTTCTATCGTTGGATCGAGAAACCGTGCCATGCCGCCGCGCGCCGGGCTAAGGCAAAGCTGGAGCACTTGGAGGTTAGACGCCGCTTGGACGAAGGCGTCGATTTTGGTGCTGAAAAATCCCTGTAATGCAAAAGGCGACCCCACAGAGCCGCCTTCTCTGACTTGAGAGGGTCGGAGCCGACTATTTTGACAGGATATAGCAGTGGAATGCACTGCGTTCGTCGTTAATGGCGCCCATAGCCGCGAGGGGAGTGGCAAACATTTTGAGAGCGTTTAGCCACTCAGCTTTTATGCCGGGCATCTTCTGACGATCAACGCCATTAACCATCTTCATGAGCGCCGGGAACATCGGCCGGAAACCAATATCCCAAGTCTGGATTATCGTCTTTGGCAAGTGCTGCGAGTGGTGTGAAACCGAAAGCCCCGCTCTTGCGAAAATTTCTCGCCAATCTTCATCCGATTTCGATTGCTTGATATTGTCGCTCAGTCTGCCGCGATCAAGAAGCTCAAGCCACTTCCATCGTTCGTCTTTTGTCTCAACATACAAAGAGTTGTAAAAACTATACTCCGGAAGCGTGTCGTTCGGGAGCATCAGGCAAATCGCGCCGCCCGGCTCCAAGATTCTTCTCAGTTCCGTGAGAACGCTTATCGGGTTGTCGAGCCAATAAACGATGTTCGAAAAGATAGATCTGAAAGAATCGTCATCGAAAGGAAGAGGGCCGTTCCCATCGCCTTCAATAGTTTCCTTGTAGAATCCCAGCGCTGCCGCTTTCCGCAACAGGTTAGCCTTGTGATCGAAGCCAACGCTTATCTGATATGATGCTGGCATGGTGACTAGAGGGTCGAAACTCTCATCGTACGCGTCGTACACATCAGCGTTTTCATAGAATCGGTCGAGTTGTTCCGTCTTCTGGAAGGCGTCGAATTCGGCACTAAACCGACCTCCCGCTCTAATGAACGAAAACAGCCCGTCTCCGCATCCAAAGTCCAGCGATCTGCCTTCGAATTCGAAGCTTTTCATCGCCTCGATATCCAAATACCTCCAGATAGCGGTCTCCGGCCGGAGCCAAAACACGCTCAACAACTGTTCTAAAACCGAAGTCATTTGATCACCACTGCCCCACATTTCGTCCCGCTATACGATGGAAGTCCGCCTGGTTCAACGCGGATGTGCGAGTGCCTGCGTGAAAGCAAGGAAACGAAGCGGACCTTTGGGCCGATGACCCAATTTTCTCAGAGTGGCGTGCGTTCCCGTCCTGCTGGGCTACCTATGGCTTCACGGCCTCGAACAGTCCGGTGCGACGAAGCACTTAGCCGGCATTTCAACAAGCATCATGCAGCCCTCCCACACGGGAAATAGAAACCATCGGTCCACATCCAAAAACTGCCGGCTGCGCCCGCGACTTGGCGGATCTGCTTGCTGGTGTTTGTCCATATATCCGCTGAGCCGACGGCATAATTGCTGGCGACTTGGACAGTGCCGACGTTGCCGCCGTCATTGCCGATGCTTGCAAACAATATCCCCTGCGAGGGATCTGAAAAAAGCGCCGAGGCCGTCGTAGCCGTGGAGGTATACTGGAATCTCAATTTTGCCTTAACGCGCGCTCCATTTGGCACTGTCAGCGCCAGAAGCGTCGAGGTCGTAGAGATCGCGGCACCGACAGCATCCTTGATCGGCGTCACGAAGGTGTATTCGTCGCGCGGATACATGACGAACTGCCGAATAAGCGAGGTGGCGTCTGTCAGCACCACGCCGATGCATTTGACGATGGTATAGCCGGTGAGCAGCGTCGGGGTGACGCCGGCGATCGTCGCCGAGGTCGAAAGCACCACGTCGAAAGACAGGTCGGCGTCCTTGCGCAAAGCGTAGGCGAAGTAGGTCGCATTTGCCGCAACGGCGCCGGCGTCGAGGCCGCCCGCGCCGGTTCCCGCCGCAAATGTTCCCGTCACGCGCTTGGTGAACGAGGCGGCGCTGGCAACGAAGCTTGCCCCCGACCTGGCGGAGCCCGCGGAAAAATCGACATGGGTGGTTGGGCTGCTGCTGTTATTGGAAAGGACGAGCCCGACGATGAAATCGCCGACGGCGGAACTGTCTGCTTTGCTCTGGATCCTGGCGAAGAGCTTGTTGGTGAAGAAAGCGGCGCCGGAACAGATGATTTCGACGCTGTAGCCGTCCTTGAGGACAAGCGTGGCCGCGCCGTCGATCGTCTCCGACCCGTTCGGGTCAATCGTCACGTCGCCGCCATCGGCGATGATGCAATAGTGCCAGTTTGCGCCGAGCGTTGCCGCCGCGGACAGGGTGAGCGTGGCGGCCGCGGTAAAGCGGTGGACGGCGTTGTCGTCGGATGCAAGCGCGGTGTAATCGCCTGACTTCGCCGCATAGACCGACGCTTTATCGAAGGTGATGTCGACGCCGTTCTGGGTGAAACCCAGCACTCCGCCGCCCTTGAGATAGAGACCGGTCTGCGGGTTCGAGGCGAAGCCGAGGCCCGGCGCCGAAACGGTGCCGCTTGCGGCCTTGAGCGGCGCGGCCATCGGCGCCGAGCCGTCGCGCGGCAGCGAGTTGGTGATTTCGTTGCCGAGATCGGTCGTCAGCGCGTTCCATGGCGCCGGGTCGATGACCTGACCGACGGAAGGGGTCGTTCCGGCGGGTTTCGAATAGACGCCGGTAGATGGATTTCTGGGCATTTCCTTAGCTCCGAAAGGAAAAAAGCCCCGCGATTGCGAGGCCATTGGGACGTCCTGCTATTGGTCTGCCGCCTCCGCGGTGCCGACCGGGCTTTCTCGCATTGCTGCCTCTGAACTTCGATCAGGCTACCACAGGCCGCTTTGCCCTCGGGCCAGGAGTGCACGCACGAGGGCGGCCCCCTGCCCTTCGCGGGTTTGGTTCATCGTCTGCCGCGGATTGCGAGAGTCCGGCCGCGGTGTTGAAATGGACGGGTTTTCAGACAGGGCGAAGGGATCTGCAGCGCCGTCCGTCTGGTACTGCGGCAGAAAGCTCTTTGCTCTCGCAAGCCGGTTTGCCACCTCCTTATTCCCTGGAACATCGTAACCGTCAAATTGCCAGGCTCTGTTCATCAGGCGTTGCGCCTCCTCGAGCGATTGAGCGGCATTCAGTCTGGCGATCAGGCGGGGGTCCTCCTGTAGGAAGAACTCGGCCTGTGTCTGCGGACTGATCGCCCCCGGCTTTTCGCCTTTGACGGCAGCGAAGTCGAAAAGTGCCTGCAGGCGGGAATTGCGCCACGACATGATGGCGCCTGATGTGCCCGGCTTTCCGCTCTTGCTCCGGTCGGACCAGGAGCCATTGGCTCTCTTGGCCGAGAACTGGCTTTCGGACTGGCCCGTCGAGGCGATGGCCGCCAGACCGTAAGGGTTGGTGACCTTGATGATCGATCCATCCCGCTGCTTATAGCCGTTCTTCACCGTATCCATGAAGCCGTTGAAAACATCGACGTCGACGGGTTGCTGGCTGGGAGTGCCCCTTGTCGTCTGCCGGTCGCTGCGGTTGGGTCTCGGTGTCGGAACGGGCACGTTGCCGGGCGGGGCGAAGGGGCCGTTGGCGGGCGGAGCGAAGGGATCGTCGCCGGGCTGAGCGGGCGAGATCGCCGGCTGCTGGCGGCGTTCGTCCGTCGTCATCTGCGAATCGGGATATTCCGGCCTCGGCGTCGGAATGGGCACGTTGGTCGGCGTAGCATGTGCGGCGGGCTGTGCCGCGATCGCCGCTTCAATCATGCTGTCGGGATAAAGAGCGCCCGATGTCCCCTGCTCCTGCGTGATGAGGGCGCGAACGAACTTCTTTGCCATGACCGGGTCGTCCAGGCGGATATCGTCGTCAGGACCGATGCCCATCATTCGCGCGATGTTGGCAGCCGCCGTAAAAGAGTCGGGCGTCCATCCCTTTTTTCCAGCGATGATCTGGTTCGGCGTCAGCATGCCTTCTCGATACTTCTTCATGATCTGCCAGACATTGTGCTCCATGCCCGCTTGCGGTGTGGCATAGAGGACTTGCGGATCGCCCTGGTCGGTGTTCTCGGAGGGGCCGATGATCCCCGGCCTACGCTGCCCGGCGTACTTTAAATTGGTGGGATTGTTGTTGCGCATGCCGGGCGGCAGCTCGGCGCGACGAACGGGATCGGACAGAATGGTTTCGAGTTCGCCGCCATCATTGGCGGATCCGGCAGCACCGCCGCCGGCAGCCGGCGCCGCGGGCTGTTGGCGGCGCTCGTCGGTCGTCATCTCCGGGGCGCGATAGCCGGGCCTCAGCGAGGGAATGGGTCCATTGTCAGGCAACGGAGCGAAGACATCGTCACCCGGCTGATCGGCCGCCATCGGCTGCTCACGGCGATAGTCGGTCGTCACCAGCGGGTCGCGATAGGGCCTCGGGGTCGGAATGGGCGGATTGGCCGGCGGCGCAAGGGGATCGCCAGCGCCGTCCACCAGAAACTGCTGCAGAAAGCCATTTGCCTGCTCGGTCCTGCGGGCAGCCTCGCCGCCCGGCTGATCGTAGCCGGCAAATCGCCAGGCACTGTTCATCAGGCGCTGCGCTTCCTCGACCGATCTTGCGGCATTCAGCCTGGCGACCAAGCGGGGATCCTCCTGCAGGAAGAACTCGGCCTGCGTCTGCGGGCTAATCGCACCGGGCTGTTCGCCCCTGGCGGCCGCGAAGTTGTAGAGGTTCTGCAGGCGGGCGTCGCGCCACGACATGATGCCGCCCGATGTGCCCTGCTTCCCGCTCTGGCTCGGATCGGACCATGAGCCGTTGGCTCTCTTCGGCGAGAAGCTGCTTTCGGCCTGCCCCGTCGAGGCAATGGCGGCGAGTCCAAAGGGATTCGAGACCTTGGTTTTCACCGTCCTCATGAAGTCGTCATAGACGGCGCTGTCGACAGGCTGTGCGGCCGATCCACGGCGATGGCCGGTCGTCCCCTGCGGCTCCCGATAAGGCCGCGGCGTCGGGATGGGTGGATTGTCGGGCAGCGGAGCGAAAGCATCGTCGCCAGGCTGCTCGGACGCCATCGGCTGTTCCTGGCGATAATCCGTTGTCACCAGCGGGTCGCGATAAGGTTTCGGCGTCGGAACCGGGGGATTATCAGGCAGTGGGGCGAAGAGGCCGGCGCCGGGCTGAGCGGCCGGGGGCGCAGCCTCTCTGGGGCGGCCCTCTGCCGCCGCGGGATCCGGATAGAGGGGTCTCTCGCCGGGAATGGGCGGGTTGTCAGGCAACGGCGGGAAGTCGCCGCTGCCAGGCTCGCCGGCTGCCGCCTGCTGCTCCTGCCTGCGGATCGCCAGCCCGCCGATCAGGGCCTGGACGAGACGTGCGGCTCCTTCCCAGGGGGATTTGACCGGGCCTGTATCCATGCCCTGTTGCAGCATGGCGTAAGCCAGCCGCTTGCGCTCGTCGCTGAGGTCTTCCTGTGTTTTGCCGGTATTGCCGCCGAAATTGGTTGGGATCATGCCACTGCCCTTTCGTAGTCGACGCGGTCGAAGCCGTCTGCTTGGTCGAACACTGCGTCGGGATGAATCTTGTGTAGATCGTCGGACACGAGGCCGATCCAGATCGGGCGGCCGTCCTTCTATCGGTGGAGGATGCTTCAGCCGCCGGCCGGCTTCATCGGCTTGCCGCCGAAGAGCAGCGACAGGAAGCCGGGAAAGGGCGCGGGTGCGGAAGACGCGGCCGCTGGCGCGGCGGTCCCTGCATAGGCTCCCGGCTGCTGCGCCTGCTTCTGCTGGCGGAGCGCCAGGCCGCCGAGCCCGCCTTCCGCCAGCCGCGCCACCCCTTCCCACGGCGATTGCACCGGGCTCGTATCCATGCCCTGCTGCAGCATGGCGTAAGCCAGCCGCTTGCGCTTGTCGGTGATCTCGTCCTGCGTCTTGCCGGTATCGCCGCTAAAGAGGAAGTCCATCATGCCACGGCCCTTTCGTAATCGACGCGGTCGAAGCCGTCCGCGTGTTCAAACACCGCGTCCGGATGGATCTTGCGCACATCGTCGGACATCAGGCCGATCTGCATCGGCCCCCCCTCCTTGTAGCGGAAGGCGTAGACCGGCAGGCCGTTCTCCAGCGTGCCGACGCGTCTGATGTCTTCCTTCAGCCGCCGGTCGGATTTCATCGCCCAGCCGCCGAGCAGCGAGGAGCCGAGGCCGAAAAGGCCGCCCATTGCGGCATTGGATTGGGCGACCTGCCGGTCGTAGAGGCCCATCTTCTGGTTGAAGTTCTCGTTGATGAGCCCGGCCTGGTCGACGTTCGGCAGCTGCGTCGTCGGTGTGTTGACGTAGTTCGGCTGATGCACCTGCGAGCCCGACATCAGCGCCGAAATCTCGTTCAGCGGCTGGTTGCGCTCGGTCAGGATCGAATTCTGCGCATTCGAATACATGTCGCCGAGATATTGGTCGGAGGCGGCCTGCTTGCGGGTGGAAAAATCGCGCATGGCGTTGTCGTAAGCCGCCGAGCCCATCGAGATGCCCTTGTCGGCCAGGCTCTGCTCGAGGCTCGACTGATCGCGGTCCCACTGGTTGTTGAAGCCGGACTGCCAGTGATTGTTGACATATTTGTCGACATTGCCGGCGCTGAGATCGACATTGGTTCCGAGGATGCCGGAAATCTTGCCGGTCTGGTCGTTGGCGAGCCTGGCAAGGCCGAGCTGCGTCTGCTGCGTCTGGTCGTAGATCGCCTGGTTCTCGGGCGAATAGGTCTGATAGGCGGAATAGGTCGGCAGCTGGTAGCTCTTGCCGTTCTGATCCTTCATCGTCTGGTAGCCGGTGACCTTGTATTCCAGCGAACCATCCGGCGTGTACTGGTTGGTGTGGCTCAAGCCGGCATTGGCGATGGCGGTGTCGACGTTGGTGGCCGTCTGCGCCGCTGCGGTCTGGGTCGGATCAGGCGCCTTCGGGGCCTTTGGCGTGGAGACCATAGGGAAAATCCTCTTTGATGATTCCGTAAAGCAGGCCGTCGCAATCGCCGAAATAGCCGCGCTGGCGGCCTTCCGGCTCAGCGCCGAGTCGGCCAAGCAGCGTCTGCGCGTTGCTGTTGTCGGCGCGGGTGCGGCAGGTGGCGCGGCGGCAGCCGAGCTGGCGGGTGACATAGTCGAACACCGCCCGCATCAGCGTCAGCGACAGCCGGTCGGCGGCGAGCGAGATCTCGACATCGTGCCCGGTCCAGACGTTGAAGACGAAGCCGGCGATGATCCGGCCGCGGTCGACATGGGCAAGGGCCGTATAGGGCGGGTGAAATTCCACGCCGATCCTGGCTCCGACCCAGGCGGCGATCTCGGCGCTGGGTTCGCTGACGATCAAATCGGCGCGCCCCTCTCGTAGAGCACCGAGCCGCCGACGACCGCGGCTTCCGAGACGGAGCCCGACGAGCCTGAAATCAGCGCCCGGATCGTCGGCGCAAGCGCCGAACCGGCGCCACCGGCGGAGGCGAATTTGCGCACGAGCGAAATGCCGGGGAATTTCGCGACACCCCAGACCGCCGTTCCCCATTTCGCCGCCGCATTGTTCTCGACCGACGACAGCAGCGCGGTCGGCACCTTGGTCTGGTAGTCGACCGAAATGCCGCCATACATCAGCGTCGAAACGCCGATCTGCGCCGTCACGCCGATCAGCTTCGAGAGCTTGGTCGAGAGCCCGTCGCCGAAGCGGCTCCAGGCGCCGACCATCAGCGCGTCGATCGCCGCGCCATTGTCGTTCGCCCCGACTTCCGCCTCGTAGAGCGTGCCGTCGGCCGCGCCGAAGAACAGCCGGTCCTGCCATGTCGCCCAGCAGGAGGCCGGCATGCCGACGAAGCGGCACCAGGCGCCGGTCTCGGTGTTCATCACATACTGATAGGGGCCGTAGGAGGACGGCAGGTTGACGATCGCCATCTGCCGCGCCGGAAAGCTCGAAAGCTGCCACTCCTGCGAGCTCGTGCCTGATGCCGCCACCGTTTCGCGCCAGGTCGGGCCGATCCGGGCGGTGATCGCCCCGAGGCTGGTGGCGCCGCGATCGAGCTGCACCGCCTTGGTGATCGGCACGATCCCGTCCGTCGTCATGATCGCCAGATCCGCGCCGACCGACAGCAGGCAGCGGTCGCTGCCGAGCGGCCGGCCGAGCTTGAAGGTGCCGATCAGGCCCCAATTCGCCGTGCTCGAGGGGTCGGATCCCTGGAAGACGATCACCTCGCCCTCCGAGGAGATCAGCACCAGGCATTGTTGCAGGCCTGTCGCAACCGGGATCGTCCAGACATTGATCGCCACCAGCGTGCCGCCATATTTCATGTTGCCGCCGACCGGCAGAACCGTCGCCGCGCCGCTGACGGCGTCGGTCGCGAGGTACCAGACATTGGTCGAGTTCTTCTCGATGAACCACAGGCGCGAGCGATAGGCGGTGACGGCGGCAAGCAGCGAGGCGTCGGATATGCCTGTTATCATCGTCGAGGCGACATAGGGCGTGGCGGCCGCGCCCTTTTCGAGCTGCGCATTGGTGACCGTTCCCGTCACGGTGACGACAAGCGTGCCGGCGGCAGGCGTGAAGGAGAGCGACACGCGGTTGCCGGCGCCGGTGCCGTTCAAGCTGCCCGAAAAGGCGCCCGACAGCGTGACCGAGCCGGTGCCGAAGAAGCTCAGCGTATAGGCCGTGTTGCGCACGGCGACATTCTGGGTGGCGAGTGCCGCCGTGCCCACCAGGAAATTATTCGTCCAGGAGGTGCCGTTGAAGATCAGCGGCGTATCGAGGCCGTTGACGAGGCGCAGGAATTCCTGGCCGGCCGGGTTGGTATATTGCTGCACCGACCAATGGGCGCTGGCAAGGCCCGAGACGACGGGCGCGCCGGCAGCACCGCCCACCGTGACGTCGAAGATCTTGTCGCCGGCGGCGGCAAACAGCCGGTTGGTCACGCCGGAATAGGGAATGACCGTCTGCACGTCGGCGCCGAGCCCGGTGGAAAAGGCGAGGAAACCATAGCGGGCGCGCACCCGGTTTGCCTCGGGAAAGAAGTTGTCGAGCTGGAAGGCCGCGTCTTCAGGCATATCAGCCATCTCGACGTCGGTTCGCCAGCCGCCGATCGGCGCGATCCAGTCTTTGCCTGGCGAAACGCGGCGGGTGCGGCCGTTCGGGGGAAAGGGTGTGCGGGTCATGGGGTCTGCACCGTGATCGTGCCGGGCCAATAATTCTCGAGCCCTTCACCCCGCGCCGGCAGCGAGAGATCGACAGGGCTTGCGGCGCGATCGGCGCCGATGGCGGCTTCCTTGGTTCGTTCGAAGCTGGCGAGCTCCTCGCCATAGTCGAGGCCCTTGGCCCGCTTCCAGCGCCAGATCAGCGAGAGTTCGAGAAGCTCTTCGGGAAAGCGGGCCGTATCGGTGTCGTTGGCCCAGTTGCCGGCGGTGGTGGCGCCGCCGTTCACGGCCACCCAGAAGCCGGAGATATAGGCATATTCCATCGTCTCGCCGGCAACATTCGGGTAGATGTCGAGCTTGCCGCCGGCCATGCGCCAGATCTGCGGCACCGGATTGGCATTGAGGATCGTCTGGCGCTGCCAGCTCTGCGGCTCCACCGGGCCGTTGAGCGACCAGAGGCGCGAGACGTTCCAGATCCTGGCATTGGCGGCGAAGCGGTCCCAGTCGCCGGGCGGCTCGTCCGGCTCCGGGTTGGCGCCGGTCGCCTGGAATTGCCGCCGCAGCATCAGCGCCGACCAGTCATGCGCCCGCATCAGGTCGCGGCCGGCGCGGGTGGAGAGGATGCGCAGCTGCATGATCTGCGGATCCGCCGAGGACATGACGGCCGTCGGCGGATCGAGGTCGATCTCTGCGCAGACGTTCTGAATGATGGTCAGGAGCGACATGCAGGGGGTCTCCGGTTCAGAGCGGTGGGCGTGGGGTGTGACGTGGCAGGTGTGCCGTGTGGCCCCCTCATCCGCCTGCCGGCACCTTCTCCCCGCTGGGGCGAAGGGGTTATGCCGCGAGGTCTCGATTCCCTCTTCTCCCCAGCGGGGGTCCGAAGGACGGGTTGAGACCAGTGGCTCAACCCCGGTCGGTGGCCCGTAGGGCGGATGAGGGGGCCGCTTGTGTCAGCGCTTCATCAGGCTGCTTGCCGACCGCGGGACTTGCTGCCGCTTTCGCTTTCGAGCGCCTCGAACCGCGCAGCCATCTCCTTCATCTGCGCCTGCAGGCGGCTCACCTCGTCCTTCAGCCGCTCGTTTTCGGCGGCAAAGGCGGAAGCGGCGCTGGAGTTTTCGGCGGTGGCGAGATAGGCGCGGGCGGCGGCGGTGAGCTCGTTGGCGCCCATGCCGATCTTCTGCTTGGCGGTGTCGGAAAGCGCTGCCAGCTGCTCGACGGTGTAGATATTGACCGCCTCCAGCTCCTTGATCTGGCTGGGCTTCAAATAGGGCCATTGCGCCAGCGGCGTGCCGGTCAGCTGCTCGCGGGCCGCCGCCCCCTCCTTGAAGCGCTTATAGGCGTCGGCGAAGCGGATTTTGTCGTTGTCGGTCACCTCGCGATAGACTTCGGTGTGCTTGTCGCCGGCGATGAAGATGCGGACGAATTCCTTGTCGGCAAAAATCGGCCGGCCTTCTTTCTCGGTCAGAAAGGTCTGTTCGACCGGTTCGAGGCTGAAGGAGGCGTAGATTCCGGTGTTGTCGGGCATGTGCTGGTCTCGCTGTTGATGGCGGGGGAAATGGGGATAGGCGCGCGGGACACGCCAGCTGCGATGTTCGTGGCGATGGCTGCCCCTCACCCTAACCCTCTCCCCGTAATAACGGGGAGAGGGGACGTGCCCTGCTGAACGTTGGCGAGGGACGGAGACGTGGCGGCTTGCCCCCTTCGCCCCGTTTACGGGGAGAAGGTGGCGGCAGCCGGATGAGGGGCATGCCACGCATAGAAACATCGGCTGGCTTGGCTTAGTTCACCTTCGACAGAAACGGCCGCATCAGCGTCGCCTCGAGCACGCCCGTCGCCGTGATGGTGATAGCAGTGCCGTTGACCGTCGCATTGGCCGACAGCGTGATGCTCTGGACGACGCCATTCGGGCTGTAGGTGATGCCTGATATCGTCGTGCCGCCTGATATACCCGTGCCGGCGACGGCCGCGCCGATGAACGGCCCGGAACCGGCGCTGAGGCCGGCGAGACCGGTCAGCAGGCTGGAGCCGTTGACGGTGTTGGCCGTAAACGTCTGGTTGGCGGCGGCGAAGTTGACGTTGGCGATCGCCCTGGTGCCGACGGTTGCCGAGGCCGGGGCGCTCGCCTGGCCTGCGGTGGTGGTGGTTTCGGCAACGACGAGGGCCGCCGTTGCGGTCGCCACCTGCGACGGCGCCTGGCCGTTGCGCTGCAGCCAGAGGTGATAGGTGCCGGCGGCAAGGGTGATGGCGCCAACCGGGCCGCCGGTCAGCGTCGGCGGCTGGGCGGCACCGGAAAAGACGCCGCAGCGCTGGCCGACGACGGCGCCGGCCGTGGTCAGCAGCGAAGCGACATAGTCCTTGTTCCACTGGAACCACTGACCGGGCTGAAGGGTCGTCGGCGCGGCCAGCACCAGCTGGCAATAGACCCATTCGGCTTCACGGTCGCCGCCGGCAACCGCCCCGAGGGCGAAGTTCGGCCCGGGAATACCGGAGCCGGAGACGATCGGGCCTTCGACGACGAACGGGTTCGCGCCAAGACGATCGGACTGGATGGTTGCGATCGACATTTGCTTGTTCCTTTCGTTCAATCAGGCGAACAGCACGCCCTGCAGGAAGGCGTTGTTCATGGTGAGGTTGCCGGCAAAACCCATCAGCTGCACGAAGGCATCCTGATTGGTGTTCATGCGTTCGTCGCCGATCGGCGCCATGTCGCGGTCGCGATGCGGGCGGTAGAACAGGTATTTCGTGTTGAGGAAGAACATCTGGTTGGCAGGCGCGCCGCCGCCGAAGCCGCCGTCGAAGATCACGTCGGCGCCCATGTATTGCAGCGACTGGAAGCCGGCCATGCCCTTGTCGGCCGAGGTGATGCGCTGGATCGCCTGCAGCGATTCCCAGTAGAGGCGGAAGAAGTTGTTGTCGGCGACGACGAGATCGGGGGCATCGGAGCCGCGCACGCAGGACATATAGAGCCGGTTCATGTAGCTCTGGATGTTGGCGTTGGTGGCGGCCGCGCCGCCATCGGCCGAGGCCGAGAATTTCTGGTTGCGCCAGAAACCCCAGGTGGCGCGCGAGATGCCGCCGACCGTACCCGAAGTCGGCGAGGTCGAGATCAGCAGCTGCAGGCCGCCGATCTGCCGGCCGCCATCGGCCGTGCCGTCGGAATAGCAATCGAGCGCGATGTTGTTCTTCAGCGTCGTCTCGGCATTCTCGATGCGCTGCTCCAGCAGGTCGAGGATCGCATCCTCGCCGGAGTTCTGCAGCTGTTCGAGGCCGGACATGGAGACGGCGACCGCGGCCTGCTTTAGGTCGTATTCGGCGGCGGTGATGACGTCGGACGGCTGCACGTTCAGGATATCGTAGCCGGAATAGCGCTTGAAGGTGCTGTTTTCCTGGTACTGCAGTTCCTGGACGATGGTGCGGCCGCCGGAAACCGGCTTCTTGCGGCCGCGGCTGTTGAGACGGGTGAGAAGACCGTTGTTCTTCGTCACGTCGTCGGCGACCGTGCCGCTGCGGTTGCGCAGGGTCGTGGTGACGATTTCAGAGAGGTTGGGGGAAATGGGCATAGATCATTCCTTTGATCAGACTTGGCCTTTGATCAGACTTGGCCGCGCGAAAAACGCATGGCGTCGCGCAGCGAGTCGCGGATGGAAGTGGGCTGGCCTCTTGCCGCATCGCGGGTCGGGCCCGGCGCGGAAGAGCCAGAGATGGATCGCGAGGCACGGCGGGCTTGATCTGCCGCTGCGGCCCTCTGGGCATGCTGTTCTCGGACGAAGGCCGGTGCAGTCTGGCTGATCAACTGCTGGCGAATATCCGGACGCATCCAGCATGCGGCGTCGTAGGCGTCCTGAAGGGTCGATGCCCGCCCCGCATTGATAAGGGCGACCATGTCGTCGAGAACGTCTTCGGCATGCGCATTGGCCGGATCGGAAAGAAAGGCATCGACTTGAGTTTCGGTGTCTCTCTTGCGCAAAACATGTTCGACCGTGGCCTCGACATTGACGGGTCCTGCCTGGCGCTGGAGCTCACGCCCTGCCGGCTGGCGCTGCAGGGCCTCTCCCGTCTGCCCATTGACCAGGGCGTGAAGATTGACCCCGGCCACCTTGGCGACGTGGAGGACGGTGTTGACGGGATCGCGGATCAGCGCGTTTTCCCAGTCGATCGCCCGGCGCATGACATCGGCATGGGTCATGCCGGCCCGACGGACGATCGGGGTGAATTCCTCCAGCCCCTTGTAATCCTGCAGCACGCGGAAGCCGCGATCGACCTCCTGCTCCCGCTTGGCGATCGCCGCCTGCACCTCGTTCGGCAGGCTTGCGAACTGGGCCTTCGCCTCCGCCGACCAGCCGGGCGGAACCCGGTTGCCGATGGCGGCCGGCTGCTCGCCGCCCTGCCCCCGGCTCTGCGCCTGCGGCGTCTGTTGGGCAGCGGCCTGCTCCTGCCCTTTGGCGAGGAAGCGGCCGTTTTCGCCGTCGCGCGGCCGGGCCGGGATATCGTCCGCCTGGCCTTCGACGGTGTCGATCGCCGCCTTCAGGCTGTCGCGGATGCTGACCGGCCCATCATTGACTGAATTGTCGCCGGACGCATCAAAATCGTCGCTGCCGCTGCCGGCCTCGTTGAAGTCTTCCATATCCATGTGGGGAAAGTTCCTATTTCGGGGATTGATGCCCGTTTAAGCCTTTGTGCATGTCGTTATCCCGGAACCGCTGCACACTTCCGGGCGACACGCGTCAGGCGTTGTATTCGGCGTAGACCCGCCGCAATTCGTTGCGGATCGCCTTCCGGTCCGCCTTGGGTTTTTCGATCGGCTGCGGCTTCTCATTGCCGATCTCGACCACCCCGGCCGCCCGATAGGCGGAACGCAGCTTGGCTTTGGAGGTGTAATGCCGGCCGTCATGCATCGACTGGATGTCGATGCTGTCGCTGACGAAATGCGGCGCCGGCAGATCCGACTGTGCCAGATTTTGCGCCGGCAGGCAGTTGTGCGGCCATTTGTCGAGTTCGTGCCAGCCGCCGCAGACGCGGCAATAGCGTTCTCTCATGCTGTTGCTCCCGGGTAGAGGGACTGCGCGGCGCGCATCTGGTCGATCGTCTGCGCCGCCATCCCGCCGCGCGCCTGTTCGACCGCGGCGCGATGCTCGATCTCAGCCTGCGCCACACCGAGCTCGGCCTTGCGCTGCTCGGCGCCCGCCTTCACTTCAGCCGTCTTCAGCTTGAGCATCTCGCCCGGCGAAGGCTGCGGCTCGGGCTTCGGCGCGCTCGCCGCCTGGGAGAGCTGGCCTCCCACCTGTTCCAGCATGCTTTCGAGCTGGCGGCCGGCGCGGAAGCCGCGGGCGGCAAAGAGCAGTGTTTCGACCATAACAGGTACCAGCATCGGGCTCTGCTGCGCCATCGCGCCGGCCTGCTGCATGAAGCCGCCGACCATCTGGACGAATTCCATGCGGCGCTGCTTTTCGGCGTCCTCGTCGGGCTCGATCGTCGAATCCGTCTCGATCTCGATCTGGAAACCGCGAATGCTGTCATTGCGCAGCAGCTGCACCACCTCGTCGATCGTCGGCTGCTGCATCATCTGCTGCAGCTGCGGCGGCAGTTCCGGGGTCGGCGGTGCGGGCTGGCCCATCTGCTGCGCCCGCATCGCCGTCTGCTGCGCCGCCATCTGCATCTGCTGCATCTGCGTCTCGACCTGCTGCTTCCCGGCCATCGTCGGCAGCTTGATGCCGCTCACCAGCATCAGCGTTTCCGGCTGGAACTGATCGCAGATGATTTCGCCGGCAAGGCGGATGATGTCGCGAGCGAAGCGGGCAAGCTCGGCCTGGCGGTCGCGAATGCGGATCGAGCCCCACTGGCTCTTGATCCGCTGCGCCGTCGCCGTCTCCGACGCCTGGGTATCACCACGGACGATGTCTGATATGCCGGTGATCTGGTAGACGTCCTCGATCAGCTGCTTGCGCGCCGCCATGCAGGCGACGATCACCTTCTGCACCTCGTCGATCGGCAAGGTCACGACCGCCTTCGAGCCGCCCTTGTCGGTGAAAGCCGCCCATTCCGGGATCGGCACCATCACCATGTCGTTTTCAGGCCGCATCGCCTTTTCGATCGCCGGCGAGATCGCGCCGTCGCCGGAGGGATAAAACACCTTCAGCCGCAGCTGGTCGGTCAGCTTGTTGATGCGTTTGGTGAGGAGATCGATCTCGTCGCATTGCTGCTGGTAATAGACATAATCGGGAACCGGGATCAGCGAGCTGGTCGAGACCGTGCCATAGGCCGGGCGCGGGCAAGGCCAGAAATGGGCGAGATCCAGCGGCGGCTCGGACACTTCCAATGCGACAGGCGAACCGTCGGCGATCCAGACGGTGTAATTCTCGCTCTTGCACCAGACTTCCCAGACATGGGTCTTGCCTTCGTTTTCGGCCCGCTCGGCCTGGCTGGTGCCCTTGCCGCCTGCTGCCGCCTGCGCCGCCCCCGAGGCCATCGCCTCACGGCCGAAGCGTTTTTCCATCTCCTCCTCGGTCATCGGCACGCGCCGCGCCACCCAGGTGACGTCCTTCCAGCGGCGGGCCGGCGAATGCAGGAAATCCGACCAGTGGACATAATCGATGCAGACGCGCTCGTCGGCGATCGCCTCCATGGAGGGGCCGTCCATCTCGCCGGACAGGCCATTCGCCGGCGGGTCCGACGGCGCCTCGCCCATGTCGAGCGGTTCGAAATCGGCCTCGTAGCGCAGCCACACGGTGCCGCGGGCGCAGAGCAGGAAATCGTCGCGCACCGCCCGCATGATCGAATCGATATCGGCCTCGTCGCCTGTATAGGCGAGATTGCGCTCGACGATTTCCGAGGCGATGCGGGCCACCGGCTCGGCATCCTTGAAGCGGCGCTCGACGACCGGCTGCGGCACGCGGGCATAGACGGCCGGCTGCAGCACCGCGGTATTGGCCCAGAGCATCGGAAAGCGGCGCTTGGCGGCGCTCGTCTGATCCGACTGCTGGTCGAGATAGATCTTCTCGATCTTGACGCAGCGGTCATGCCAGGACTTGAAATAGCGCTGCGCGCGTTCGAGCTCCTGCTGCCAATGGGCGCCGACCTTTGCCGGATCCCAGCGCTCTCCGCCCTCAAAAGCCGTTATCTCGTCTTCCATCAAACACGCTCGCTAGATCTGGGGGTGGCATCGGCAAATTCGTTGAAGGTCATCGTCTGGAAGGTCGGCAGCCGCTTGGGCTCAGGCTTCAGCGGTTCCGGCGCCAGGCCGGTGAAGATGATGGCGAGACCGCCGAAAGCATCCGCCCCATGCGAGGCCCAGTTGTGCAGCGGCTCGTCACGGAAGACGCCGAGATCCTCGTCCCAGTCCTTGCGGTAATTGCGCAGGCATTTGATGCCGTCGGCGCAGCCGGCCTGGTCGAACTCGACTTTTGCCAATATGCGCCGTGTGCCGTTGATGCGGTCATGGACATAGGCGCGCTCGACCTTGCGCACCGTGCCGAGGCCGCGGGCCCTGACCTCCGTCAGCATGATTTCGATGCGGGTCATGCCGCCGCGCGTCCATTCCCTGACCTTGATGTCGTGCGGCATGTTGTGGACGCCATAGACATAACCATTGTCGGCCGCGCGCCGCTCCAGTTCGTCGAGCATGCCGTCCATGCCGGTGCCGGTATGCTCGAAATAACCGATCATCCTGACCCGGCCGGGCAGCACCTGGAACAGCCAGACGCTGTTGGCATCGTCCATGCCGATGTCGGAGATGGTGTGGACGGGATAACCGTCGACATGCGGGAAAACCCCGATGCGCTCTTCGGCGTCGGCGATCGCCATCTGATCGGCATAATAGGCGCCTTCGACGCTCGCTTCGAAGGCTTCAGCCGGCGTCGAGGGATATTCGCGCTTCATGTCGCCGAGCTGGATCTCGGCCTTCTTGACGTACCAGGCCTTCTGGCCCTCCGTCAGTTCGATGCCCTGCTCGCCAAGCTCTCGGAAATATTTGGCGAAGGCGTCGCTAATGATGACGCCCTCGGGCGCGATCGCATAGTGCGGCTCCTTCCACCAGGGGAAGAAATGGAACTTGAAGTCGAGCTCGGTCAGCTCCAGCGCCTGGCGGTGCTTGACCTGCGCATCCTCGCAAAGCGAATAGAAATGCCCCTCCTGGCCTTCCGCCGTGCTTTCGACGAAGACCAGCTGGCCGGCCTGCACCGTATTCAGCGCGCCGGTGCGCACCTCCCGCGCCTTGTCGGGATATTTGGCGCAGAGCTTTCCATATTCCGAAATGTGAAGGTACTGCAGTGTCCCTGAACGTAGCGAGGTGCCGACGCGGATGCTCGAATTGTTGGCGAGCAGCAGTTCGCTCTGGTTGGTCCTGACGACAGGCACGGCGTTGCGGATGCCTTCGGGCAGATTGTCATAGGGATATTTGATCTTGTCCCGGAAGATCGTCTGCACGTCGCCGAGCGTATGGGCGATGGTGCCGGCCCTGATATCGCGGTTGAAGACGCAGGCATCGAGCATGAAGATCTGGATGAAGGTGGTCAGCCCCAGCTGACGGGCCTTCAGCAGCACGTTGAGATAATGCATCTCCTCGAAGAAGGTCATCTGCATCAGGTTCATTTCGAACCGGACGCGTTTGCCCGCCTTGTCGGTGATCCAGTAGAGATTGTTCAGCCGCCAGCGCCAGTCGGAGAACCGGTCAACCGCCGTTTGGAAGTCCGCGCGTCTTGCCATTGATATCTTCCAGCAGTTGCGAGACTTCGCCGGTGACACCCTGTTCGGGCTCGGCCTTGGCGCCATATTTCTTCGGCCGCAGCTTCTCGGCCACCCATTGGCGGGTGGCGATGCGCAGCTGCGAGCGGCGGATCGCCTCGCCATTTTCCTGCCAGCCCGTGGTTTCGCCGGCCGCATTCTTCTTCTCGATCCAGTCATTGCTGCTGTCGTCGGCAATCTCGACCAGCTCGTCGACGAAGCCGTCGGCGAGGATCTCGCGCGCCAGCGCATAACGCGCCCGAAACGCCGCCTTGTCCTCGTCGGCGAGCCAGGAGAGCACCGTCGATTTCGCCGGCATCGCCTCGTCGCGGCAGATCGACCGCAGGCTTTCCCGGTCGGCAATGCGATCGCAAATCTTCTCGGCCAGCGCCTGGCTGAACTTGCTCGGTCTGCCCATGGGATCCGCGTCTGAAGGCTCAGAACAATGCGACGATATTCGACGCCGTCGTCCCGGTCAGCGCCACGATCGCCGCATGCACCGGCAGGATCGTCCCGGCCGGCACGTTTCTGAAGATCACAGGATCCACGTCGCGCCGCGGCGCAATCGCCACATCGCCGGCCGTGCCGATATAAAGCGCACGCGCGCCGACAATCGCACTGTCATTCGGTGTGACCACCGCTGCCCGCGAGGCCGGCGCAATCGAGGCGTCCATTGCAGTTCTCCTTGTGAGGGGTGGTATCCATGCCGACGCGGCTCGATCCCGATGTGATCGAACACGAGGGGCTCAGGCGGACAAATATGGCGGGATCAACGATGATCTGAGGGGCGCGACGCCGAAGGGCGACGCCGACTGAGCGTCGATATCCCTCGGGATTCAAATTTCGCAGCTTGGATTTACGGTAGTGATAAATGATCTGCCGGGGGGTGATCAAGCGCTGATTGTCGGTCTCGTGCCAGTGTGAAATCGAGCCTTCTCGACCAAGTGGACGCCAGAATTCCACGCGCCGCTCCGGCTGTGGATTTGGTGAAACGCTACCCCACTCTCCGTCATCCCAGGCCTTGAGCCTGGGATCCAT